CGATAGGACCACTCTGAGCATCTGGGTTTCGAGTTTCTAATTCTAGCCTTCTCAAATCTATTGTACGTTGAATGTTTTGGAATTTGAAAAGTTCTCTGTCTAATGTTTTGAGGTCTTCGTCGCTTAATTTCTTCAAATTTTACCTCCGAATTTTCTAAATAATTAAATAAGCTATCGAACATTTTAGAAAAAGCTTTACTGATGTCAGAAACTATCTGCTGAATCATTCTAGATAAAACTTCAATTTCTTCCTGAATTAACTTGCTAAGCTTATTTTCTAATTCTAGTTGTTTCTTCTGAGCAAGTTGTTTAGCTTTCTTCTTCTTAATCCTTCTATTCATCTTGCTCTCCATTTCCTGATATTAGCTTTCATGAATGTAGCCTGCCATTGCTTCCTGAATGATGATGTAAGTTAGTGTCTTGTACTTTGTCATTACAATCTTACCTCATCTCCTATTTTGAGAGATTCATAGTTTGTTTGAGTAACTACGAATACTCCGTAATTTTGTATTGTGATCGTGTACAGGTCGCCAATCTTATCCTTTTGTAAGACTCTACCTTTGATTTCTGCTCCTTGATTGTCAGCTTTATAGACGATCATCGGGCGCTTTTGTTCTAGGCTCTTAATGTGGATACATTGCCAGATATTCAATCCAGCAGATAATAATATCCATATTACGATAAATCGTTTCAATTTTCATTCTCCTCCACAGCATACTGCAACCATACTAGGCACTCGTATAGATCCCTTGCGTGTTTCTTGATATCGCTTAACTCATAACCGTTTAGGTCATCGGATGTTTTTAAAATATCAATTTTTATATTTTCGATAGCTAGAATGAAATCCTTTGTACCTTTCAATTTGTGACCTCCTTAAAGCGCCCATCTATTTTTGGACTTATTTCTTTTGAAAATAGGATTCTTCTTTTCTTTTTTCTTCTGCTTGTGATATTCACTGTCTTTGTTAAAGATAATATCTTCATCTTCAATCAGTTCAAGAATGAAGTATCCAGATGGGTGTTGTTTAGGTCGTTTCATCACTCCACCTCCCCGTTTTCTTCAAAATCTTCAACAAAAAAATAATTGACATTCTTAGGATTGACAGACAAATTTCTGATCCTCATCAAATTTCCATTGTTGAACTGGCTAGTAATTTTTGTCAATTCTTTTTCTGTAAAGTTTCTTACTAGAAAACTAAGTTCTTCACCATTAGAAAAGCAAATTTTTATTTTTTGATAATTGATAACTTGCTCGCTTTCAGGTCCATAACCAAGCAAGTATCCTACACTTACACCAAAATATTTGGCAAGTTGCTGAGCTTTGTCTGATTTAATTTGGCTTTCTTCGTTTTCCATTTTTTGGTACCCTCTACGGGTTACGCCAATAGCTTTAGCAACATCCTCTTGTGTGTCGCCTGTTTGTTGTCTTAATTGTTTCAGTCTGTTCATCCTTCACACCTCCTTAAAATGGCAATCCATCATCTGGAATATCCATCGGATTACTTGCTCCAAAACTTGGTGGCATCTGATTTTCCATACTCGAATGGTCCGCAGTCTTATCTCGCTTTTCCAAAAGCTGAAAGCTTTCAGCAACTACTTCTGTCACATAGACACGTTGTCCTTGCTGATTTTCATAGCTTCGAGTTTGGATGCGACCTGTGATGGCTACAAGATTTCCTTTTTTGCACCATTCAGAAAGCAATTCAGCTGGTTTTCTCCAAATCATGCAATTGATGAAGTCTGCTTCACGATCACCTGCCTGATTCTTAAAATTGCGATTCACTGCCAAACTGAAAGTTGCAACAGCCACGTTTGATGGTGTGTATCGCAACTCAGGGTCACGAGTCAATCGACCTACCAAAACAACATTATTGATCATTTCCTATCTCCTTCTTCATTTTCTAAAACGGCACCTTGTATGAAAGTATTACCAATTTCATAGTGCTTGTATTCCTCAGCTGTCACTTCAAACGTTTCTTCAACGTGCTTATTTCCTGTATGTCCAGAAACGACTAGAATATATCTTCTTTTGGTTCTTGTTGGTACAAGTACCGAACTTTTTCCTGTCGTAACAGGTATGAATATTGTGTGAGGTTCATCAATGTACTTGTCTATAACCGTTCCGCTCGAAATCTCGTGACATGCTACGAGCAAGGATGCGAATAAAACAACACATAGGATTTTAAAATATCTCATTCCTTCTCCTTTAAAATCTCTTGGTTCTCGTAGATGTTGCCGATAACTTTGTAATAGGGTAGGAATCTCTTTGCGATGTCAATCCGATAGGTGCGACTTAGACCGTCGCCGTACCATCGACCTTTTTCTTTGTCATATTTGACAATAAAGGTATATTCTGTCTGTATCTGATGATGTAAGATATCACCTTCAAAAACTTCTGTACCTTCCTTGTCACAAAGACCTGTTGTTTGCATGAGTTCGATTTCATCAGGGTATGCTGTGATGTAGTCATTCATGACTGCATCGTTCAATTCAAGTTCTTCAACTGAACCATCTTGAAACCACATGTTTTTTATTAGCATCATTCTGCCTAACTCAAGATGCCATGCTCTATATCTTGGTATCATCTGGCAAATCCTCCTCTTTTACAAACACCCCGTCAATCATCTTACCTTTGCGGTCTTTGATGACCTTATAAGCTTCTTCTAAGCAACTTTCAGCTGTAGTGCCATTGCAAAATGAAACCGTACTAACAACACTATCAAGAAACATCAAGTCTGACTTGATCAGTGGAGTCTGTGTCTCATTATGACAAACATGAGAGTATAGTTTCTGAGCAATGTTACCAAGACTGGAAACCATCAATAACAATTCAAGTTCTTGTTGATTAGCTGAAATTTGAGCGCCATTTTTAATTTGTTGTTCAAAGCCAATCATTACAACTTGAATATCTCCAAGAGCATCATAAATTAATTCAGGTTTATCCTTTGCGATACCCTCAAACAATTCTCCTGACTCTTCCATCAACTTCAAGAACTGTTTGACAGGATTTGCTTCATGTAAATTTCGGTCAATAAACCATTGTTGTACTTTTTCTTCCAAATTCATTTTTGTATTCATCTTATTTTTCCTCCGTTTTCTTCGTAATCAAGTAGTAGCAGTCAACTGCTCCGTAGTCAATCCTGATATTTTCTCCACTCATGCTTTTCCGAAAGCGTGGATTGTTAACAGCAGAGTAGCTGGCTTGATGTTGCTTTAATTCATTGATTGCGCTATGTATGTGCCCAAAACTCCCAATGAGTATCTTGCGGTGACCGTTATAAATGAAATAGAGTTCAATCATCTTTACTAAACTCCTTGTAAATTTTTTTGAATATTTCTGACACCAATTTTTCAGGTATATTAGATCTCTCGTTGTATGATTTTGAGAAGTTTTTCCACTCAATATCCTGCTTGATAATTTTATTTTTAAGATTAAGTTCAATATTGCTTCCAAAAATCGTCCGTTTTTGTAAAGGATAATCATAATTATTGTATCTAGCTAGATTTTTGTATGGAATTCTGAATCCAATAATATCCTCAATGTAGGGCCACAGTCTGTCAGCTGCTGGATTCTCAATAACCCAAAATTGAGGTCTATATTTTTTTATGATTTCTATTGTGTTGAAAGCTGTTAGCTCGCCATTGACCCTTTTTAAAAATTGCCTGTCGTACTGATAATTTATATAGGCTGACTCGTAATCATGATTTGCCCTGATCGTGAACGGTGAAGGTCTTACTTGTGGAGCAAATAAGCTATCAGAGACATCATTGCGTTTCCAACACGCATTCCCGTTTTCCATTGCAGAAGCATTTGACCAACTTTCACATGGTGGACTAGCTATTATAAGATCAGGTTTTGGTAATTTGTCTAACACGTCAAAGAGCGTGTTATCTCCAAACAATCGCCCATAGTCAGCAAGGTTCAAATTTATAAAATGATCGTTCTTGTTTTCTATATCTATTCCGATTGGATAGATGTCAATATTCGCCCCCCCCGAACTATTCAGAGAGTTAGCACCCTTGAAGTAAGAACCATTCCCACTATCAAAGAGTGCCCAGACTACCATTTTTTTGATAATCAATACCTCCTATCCTTCATCCCAGCTGGATATACAAAGCACTTTCCGGTTGCTCCTTCAAAAATTCGACTAGAGAGAGCACCATTCCCAAAATCGTCCGAGTAAAGCTCCTTAATTTTTTCACTAGACAGATTTGTATTGATAATCGTATTTGTCCGATTATCCAAGATCTTGAACAATATCTGATGTGCCCACTCGTTCCGCTTCGTGTCAGCCTTACGACTCTCTTTCCCAAGGTCATCCAAGAAAAGAAAATCAACCTCAGATAATAACTTGACCATCTTAGCTTCTGAATACCCGTTGTCAAACTCAAAGCTTTCTCGAATCTTATCAAATAAAGTCACTACTGATACAAAAAGCACGCTTTTAGGTTCATCATAAGACTTAAATTGCTCATTGAGAAACCGAGCTAATCCATAGGTCAGATGACTCTTACCAACACCAGAAGGTCCTGTGATGATGGCATTTCCAACCGTACCTTTGGCATACTCACGTT